AGGCCGCCACTTACCACAATTTTGTAGTTGTCATAAGTTGTAGAAAATGCGTCAGATACCGTGACGCTTGCGACAGCGCTTCCAATGGTCTGTTGCTTGATATATACCAAACCGCTGTTAGCCAAATACGTGTTGGTGTCGGCGGCTGTCAATACTTCGCCTGCTGTAAACGTTTTGATTGCCATAAGTCCTACTTTACGCTAAAACTGGTTGCGGGTCTTGTATGCCTAATTTACCAAAAATTACGTCGTCCAAACTAAACTCGTAAACAATGACCGTGGCCGACGTATAGAACGTAACCCTATGGCCGTTGTTTACGTTTACCTGTATTTCGATACCCTCTACCGCTAGTTCCTGGGCTACCTGACCGCCTGTAATTGTGTTGGTAATCGTTATCGTGTCGCCAATGTCGACTAGCGCCAAGGTTTCGCGTTGGGCTGTTGTAAGCATTAAATAATCGGTTTGCACGGCGTTAAACGTGGCTTCGGGTTCGCCCACTAACAGGTAATTGGCAAGTGATAAAGCGGCTGCGTCGTTGTGTAAAAGGCTGTTAGTTATGCTTGTATTTTGAATTAGGTACTTGGCTTGGCTTGCTAAATCGTCGGCAACCTCGGGGCTTGTGGCGCCTAGGTGTTGAATACTGGCCCTGTTTACGATTAGGTCGGCGTTAAAAATAATGCCTAAAGAGTTATACGGTATGTTTGTTCCGTCGTCGTGAAAGTCTGCGACGCTACCCGAAAGGGTGTTACCTATGCGCGGTTGGCTGGTTAAATCGCCTGTACGCGACAAGAAAATACGGCCTTGCTCGGCTTGTTGTATTTGGTCAATATACGCCTTTACGTTTGTACCCTCGGGCACGGTGTAGGCAGCGGCCCCGCCCAGCGTTTGGGTGCCTGTTTCAATGTCACGGCTTGCAGCGGGATAAGCAACTTCGGGTAAGTCAAGTACGGCAGATAGGCGGGCGCTTGATAGTTCCTCGGTTACGTTAAATTCGGCTAATGCTGTTTGGGCTAACAAATAAAAGTCGTCGGCACAATACACGGTAACTATGTTTTGTTGGCCCAACTGGTACGAATAATCGTAATTAACTATTTGACCTTTAAACAATTCTATAAAAGTGCCAACGCTGTTGTATCGACCAAACGACACTTTTCGTAACGGGGCTAATGTAAATTCCTCGTTTGGGTCTACGTATGGGCTAGATGAATACAACGGGTTTAAGGTTCCGCCTGCCAGGCTGTCGTTTAAGTTAAATGACATTGTGCCAGCGCTAAATTGGTCGCCTACATCACGGCGCCCGCGCTTAATGTTTACGTTTGTTGAGTATTGCAACATCGGCGCAAATTCTGTAGTACCCGTTAAAACAAATTCGGTGTTATCTAACACGCCTGCCGTAGCGTTATCCAAGCGAAAACTGTTTACTAAAAAGCCCGTATCTATAAATAGTTCGTAGTCGCCGCTTTCAATTACTGACGTAGCCATTATGCAACCGAAATGTTTGCTGGGCCTGCCGCCCTGTTATACGCTCGAATAGCGTTTACTACGCTTTCGCCTATTTCGGCGCTGGTACTAATACCACCATTTACGTTTATAGTAACGCCGTCAAAAAATCCGCCTATGCCACCAAAACTGTCATTAAATGACCTAGGCGAAATAGGGTTTGCGGCTTTTGATGTTACGCCAGCGTCAAACGCTGCGCCAATTCCTTTAACGTCTGCCACATTTAAGCCAGGTACAGCAAGCCCCGATTGGGCAAAATTAAATGCCGCTTGAATACCGTCTAAATACGATTTAGCGTTTGCTACGCCTGCACTATAAAATTTGTCTGCAGCAAGTAGACCTATTGCGTCGGCAGCTGTTTTACTGGCTGTAACAAGTGCGTTGGTTTCGTTAATGGCGTCTACTCCGCCAGCGATTAGCTCGGCGGCTATAGCTGCTCCGCTAACACTTCCAGCGTCTAAAACCAGTTGTAATGCGTCTTTTGATATACCTAATGCAAGTAAAGCGCCGATTGACGCGCTGTAATCTTTTACGCCTTGTGTTTGGTTACGTAAACCAGTAAGGAAACTTGCCCCTGTTTCGTTGCCAGCACTTTTGGCGTCTGCAAAATTAAGGCTGCTACCTAAACTGTCTGAAATGCTTTTACCAAAACCGTCAAACGCTTCTTGGGCTTCGGCAAGTTTATCTTTAGCGTCGTCTAACGCTTTATTCATGCGGTCAGTAAGTGCAGCTGCCGCGTCTTTTGTTGCTTGTTGCATTTTTTTTAATCTGTCGGTTGCGCCTGTAGCACCTTTACCGCTGCTAACTCCGCTTAAACCGTCTGTTGCTGTCGTTGCGGCTTTAGCGTTTTCGGCAAGTTGTTTAGCGGCAAAACTGCTGTAATCGGATTGCCTGCCCATGTTTTGTATACCTGCAGAAAATTTGTCAAAACTGGCGCCTAATTTGTCTACGTCGATTATGTCGTCAAACGCTTTACCCAAAAACCCTAAAGCTTTAGTAGCTTGGCCCATAGCAAATAGCGCGGTAGCGGCAGTTACTACAGCAAATTTGTATAGCACGTTTGCGGCTTTAGCGGCATTAACGGCAACCTGTTTAAATGCGTTTACCATGCCAGGGCCAAAACTGCCCATTTCGTATAGGGCCTGTTGCATACCCTTTACTAAACCTTTTTCGCCGATTACTTCCGCTACACGTTCAAACGCTGGCGTAACTTCGTCGTTAAAGAATTTGACGGCTTTTAAAAATATCGGTAAAAATGCTTGCCCTAAATTGGTTTGGATATTTTCTAGGGTTGCGCCAAGTATTTTTTGTTGTGCTGCTAGACCAGTTGACGTGCGGCTAAAGTCGCCTTGTGCGTCGGCTGTTTGGTCAAAAATAACCTTTTGTGCAGCTAAAACTTTTTGTTGTGCTGTTAACGCTTTATTGCCTGAATATATGCCTAGTTCGGTTGCTGCAGCTTTTAGGGTTGCGTCGTCGAGTAGTACGCCGTATTTGCGTAACGGTTCGGCTTCGCCTCGTAAAGCGGACCCCAGGGCGTTTATGGCTTCGTCTACTGACGTATTATTAAACGACGCCAAATCGGCAGCCATTGTTACAAGGTCAGTAGAAAAATCCGATAAATCTTTTCCAGCAAGTCCAGCGGACTTACCAAAAGTAGCAAACGTGCCAGCCGCTTTAAGCGCTGCCGTTTCCGATAAACCTAAAGAACGGTTTGCTGTATCTGCAAACTTTTCTACTTCTTTAGAAATAGCGCCAAAGACAACAGTATTTTTACTAATTGCTTCGTTAAAATCTGATGCTTTTTGAATTGACTTATAAGCAAACGCGGCAACAGCTACCGTAGCGCCAGCGATAGCGGTGCCTGCAATTAGTGTTGATTTGCTTAAACTGCCAAACGCTTTTTGTGCTGCGTTTACGCCTTTATCTGAAAAGGTCGTAATAATCGGTACGTTAATTGCCACGGCGTACCTTCAATTTTGTGTTGGTGTGCTTCATAACTTTATCAACTATTGCGGTTACTTCATTTTCAACGGCTGGCCGTGCGGCAATTACTCCAGGTTCGGCGGCGCGCGGGTCGTAACTGCCTTGCATTTGTAGATTGGTTACAAAACGGCCTTTAGTGCGGCGCCCTGCATGGTCCCATATTGAGCCTGCAGCGTCGCGCTGGGTGAGTGTTAACAGCTGGTAGGGCCGTGCAGCAAAATCTACGGTTTCGCCTGACTTAAACGTAACTGTTCTAGCGCGTTGCCCTGACTTATTGGTTTTAATAATAAAACCTTTACGGGCGCCTTCGCTACTCCATTTAGTACCAGCACGGCCTCGAATAAGATTGCCACGCGCCATACCTGACAACGGCGGGGCTAAAGGTATCAAACTGCGAGCTGCCGTTAATACAGGCGCCCCAGCGTTCTTAATGTCCTTGCGTACCTGTTTAAGATACCCAGGTTCAATTTCTTTAAGGGCCTTCATGGTTTCTTGAATACCTTTAATTTCTAAAGTATTTTCCAAGGTTGCCATAAGGGTTACTTTCGTTGTTTGTTGTTGTCTGATAATACAGCAACAACGGTAGCCAAGTCGTCTATGTCAAAAGGTACCGACGGGGGCCACCACGATATCGCTACCAACAGTTCGGCAAGTTGGCGCCCGTGGGTGCCCCTTAAGTGGGGTTTGGGGCCTCGGTATCGACTACTTCAATGTTGACCAAGTTTTTAATAAAAGTTTCAAATTCTGACGGTACAACAATTTTATTTAACTTAGACGCCTCGTATGCCATAAAGGCTAAATCCTCAACGCCTATACCTGCGGCCATGTCCGATGCTTTACGTTTGTATTTGCGTTCCCACATAACAATTACAAATAAGTTTGTTGCAACTTCGTAAGCGGTGTCGGTGGTTTCTACTTTTAATGTAAGTTTCATTATGTGCCTTTTGTGTCGGGCCTTTTCAGGCGGTTAATTAAACTTCAACGACGCTGTAAACCCCGCCTGTAAACGTCACGCTTATAGCGCCTAGGGTGCCCAGCGCCATTTCGTATGGTAGCGCTTCCAAGTAAGCCCCTGTAAGGGTCATAGTTGGATTAGTCGCGGTGCCTGGGCTAGTTGCGCTTGGCGACCACGAAACAGTAGTAGACGTGCCAACAAGAGCTTTAAGTGTTGCGTAAGTTTCTGTAGCTGCAAACGATAGGTACAGGTCAAGGGTCAACGTCGAGTTTTCAAGGCCCGCCGTGTAGACACGTGAACCGCTACCAAACGCGGTGCTTTCCAACGCCTCAATAGTGCGCGTAAAAGTAAGGCCGTTGCATTGGTCCTGCAGCGAAACGCTGTTAACCGTAACGTTTGGTGATGATAGATAAGTGCTTGTAGCCATGGGCTTTACTCCTCGTTTGTGTCTGTCTTAGTTTTAGCACCTTTAGGCGCCTTAACGGTGGATTGTTCTAGAAAGCCGCCTGCTACCAGCGCGTCGACGTTAACGCCGTCTACTGGTTCGTATGTATCGCCTGGGCTACCTAAGCGGGGGCTAATAATTGTGTATTTCATGTTGTACCTATTCTAGGCGGTTGCCTGGGTTTGTAGGGATATGGTCAAGTCGTAGGCGGGTAGTTCGCTTCCGCCGATTACTGCGATAGTTGGGCGCCCGTCGGTTACGCCAATTTTTTTGGTTATTACCTTGCTTGCCAAGTTAAGTAGTGACCGTTGCGCGTCAAGGTTGCCAGGCCCCAGCGTAATTATGCGTATTGGAAATGTAATATCTACAACGTTGTTAGCAAACACGGTAAAACTTGGCGCGTCAATGAACGCACAAGGCGGTACAAGGTTACGGGGGTCTGTTACTACCTGTAGGCCTGTAATGGTCGTTAGCGACGCTGCTAAGTCGTCTAGCGCTTCGTTTAACAGGTCTGTAAAAGCAACTGGCATTAGGCAACCTGCGGGCGTGGGATACCTAGCAATTGTTTAATCATTGGCGACAAGCCAACGCTGTTGCCTGCTGGTAGGCCGTCAAAACTAGCAAAATCTGTTACCGCGCCACGTTGTCGATACAGAAAACCGCCATAGGCGATAGTTCCCAAGGTAACGCTGTCGCTAGGGCTTGTACCTTTTTGGTCTATGTACCCGCTTTCTAAACGTCGTTGAAAACAAAAAGCGTTTGCAGCTGCAGCGCATTGAGTAAGAAAAGTTGTATCAAGCGCCGACGCGGTGCCTATTCCGAGCCAGTCCTCGACTTGTTGGGCTGTAATCCACGTTGTCGGAATAGTACCCAGGGTTACGGTGCCTGTTGCTGTAGTGCGCGTAACGTCGCTTGCTGTTTTTGCGTACAGAATTTGAAACGGTACGGCTACCTCGTAATTAAAAAGTAAATCGCCGTATTCATCTACGCCAATAAACAAATATTCGGGTACATCTAAAACGGTATACGTGCCGTTAAAAGTTGCGTCAACGCCTGCCACAACAATAGACGCGCCTACATACACTTCGTTAGGTGTAAGCGTTTCTAAAACTGCGTAGTTGTCTAATAGCGTTTTGTGCGCTACTTGGTATACCTGCGTCATGGCGGTAAAGCCGCCTTTCGGTTAGACGAACTTAACGAATTTTGTAGCGTCTGCCATAAAGGTAGCTGCATAGCCACGGTACGCAATAGTGCGGCCCAAGGTGCTAGGTACGTCTACGGAAATTGCGCCCTTTTGCTGTTCGTAAAATTCGAACCCTGCAGCTGGTCCAGCGGCGTGACCCATGAACGAACCTGGGGTATCTTTATCGACTACAAGCACAAGGCCAAGCGGGTTGCCGTTCCAATTAGAAGCCGACAATTGGCCAGGCGCGTTCATAGCGCCAATTTGTGGAAATACTGGGCGGCCTGTGCTGTCAACCAATGAACCCAACGCGGCCCACGTACCAGGTGTTACGACCA